TTAGCAAAGTCTCAGCAGAGTTTGAAAGATTGGACTGCCCAAAAGTGGAGAACTAAAAGTGGAAAGCCTTCTACTCAAGGCCCAAAGGCTACAGGGGAGCGGTATCTCCCCGAGGCGGCTATCAAAAATCTGTCTGCTTCTGAGTACGCATCAACAACGAAAGCAAAAAGAGCAGGAAAAGCCGCAGGAAAACAGTTCGTCAAGCAACCCAAAAACATAGCAAAAAAGACAGCGGGGTTTAGATAATGGCTGAGAAATGGATTCAGAAGGCAATCAAGAAGCCCGGATCTCTTCGGAAGGCGCTTGGTGTCAAGGCTGGAGAGAAGATTCCTGCCAAGAAACTTGCTGCCGCAGCCAAGAAGCCCGGTAAGATGGGCCAAAGGGCACGGTTAGCGCAGACCTTGAAAGGGTTTAAAAAGTGAAAAAGAAAGTTAAAAAGTACGCTGAAGGCGGCTTGGCTGGGTTGGCTGAGAGCGCCGAATCCCTCATGGGCGAGGTCGATAACATGGCTAACAATATAAATTACGGAACCACAACTCCGACCGGTGGCAATCAGCCAGTAGGTTTTGCTGCGATAGTTGGCATGAAAAAAGGTGGTGTAGTTAAGTCGTCAGCCTCTAAACGTGCTGATGGAATAGCCCAACGTGGTAAAACTAAAGGAAGGATGATGTGAAATGAGATTTGGCCCAACAAAACCTAAAGCAGTTAGACCAACAAAGCCAGTTGGTGCTCCTACTCTTAGTCCACGTGGTGCTATGACAGGTGGTGGAAAACCAGCACCCCGTAAACCAACCCCCAGTATTCCCACTCCTGTTAACCCCGGATTGGTCTCTAAAGAAGACCCATTTTTTAAATCTAAAGAGTATAAAAGTTTTCAAAAAGAACAAAGAGGCCGCCCTGCAACGATGGATATGTACGACTCTCCATACTTTGGGAGGGTAGGTTCTGGGTCGTTTGGTAGAGCGCAAGACGAAGCGTACAGAAAGTTTAAAAACATCCCAGATCCCACTCCTCCTAGAATCGATCCTAGATTGGGTACTCAACCTCCTGCTGGTGGTGTTGGAACGACGGGGTTTAAATCTGGAACTGGCGGTTTTGCCAGCAATTTGTTCGGTACAGGCGCCGGAATGGGGTCTGCTCCCGGTAACATGACTGGTATGGGTCCAGCGGGGGCACGAGCAAGTTTTGGTATGAAAAAAGGTGGTAAGGTTAAAGCAGCAAAAGCAAGCGCCCCGAAAGCATCTTCTGCCTCTAAACGAGGGGATGGTATTGCAATCAAGGGCAAGACCAAAGGGCGGTTTGTATAATGACCACTTCTGGCACCACCTCCTTTAACCTTGACCTAAATAATCTGGTCGAAGAAGCGTTCGAGCGTTGTGGGTCTGAGATTCGCACGGGTTACGAATTGCGGACCGCACGGCGAAGTTTAAACTTACTGACCGCCGAGTGGGCCAACCGTGGGGTCAATCTTTGGACCATCGAACAGGGTGAGGTTGCCATGGTTCAGGGTCAGGTTTCCTACGAACTGCCTATTGATACGGTTGATCTCCTTGAGCATGTTATACGGACAGGAACAGGACAGAACCAATCAGACCTAACCATTACCCGTATTAGCGTCTCGACCTATGCCACGATCCCCAATAAATTAGCCCAAGGGCGCCCTATTCAGGTTTGGGTTGATCGGCAATCTGGTGCGACATATCCCCCCGGAGGAAGACCGGAAGGAACGAATCCAAGCACTGGAGTAGATCATCCACAGATTTATGTATGGCCTACCCCTGACCAGTCAAACTACTACACCTTCGTATATTGGCGGATGAGACGGGTTCAGGACGCCGGGAACGGCACGACCACACAAGACATACCGTTCAGGTTTCTGAACTGCATGGTTGCGGGGCTGGCTTACTTTCTGTCCATGAAGATTGCTCCAGATCGTATGGCAAGCCTCAAGGCTCAATATGATGAGCAGTGGAAGTATGCGGCTGAAGAAGACCGTGACAAGTCGGCTGTCCGGTTTGTCCCAAGACGGATGTTCATTGAATAATGGGTAACAGGTTTGCTTCCGGCAGGATCGCAATTGCGATATGTGACCGTTGCGGGTTTCAGTACGAACTCAAGCAACTCAAGCAACTTGTCATTAAAACCAAGAACGTCAACATCTTAGTTTGCCCGGAATGCTGGGAACCAGATCAGCCCCAGTTGCAGTTAGGAATGTTCCCAGTAGACGATCCTCAAGCACTAAGGAACCCTCGGAAGGACACCTCGTATACACAAGCCGGATTCACCGGTTTGCAGTTAGAAGACACTTCAGGACCGTCTGTCGATGAAGACGGATACGCTTCTGGGGGTAGTAGAATTATTCAATGGGGCTATGCTCCCGTTGGAGGTGCTAGGGCAGACGATGCCGGACTAACACCGAATAATTTGGTTTTAGGCATAACACTTGGCACTGTAACTGTTGTAACTACTTAGGAGTTTGAAATGACCTCACACACTATGAAAGACGTTGCTAAAAAAGAAGTTAAAAAGCACGAAAAGAAAATGCACCCCAAAGGCAAGAAGTTTGCCAAGGGCGGTAAAACTAACCTCGATATGAAAAAATACGGACGCAATATGGCTAAAGTTATTAACCAGCGTTCAAGCGGAAGGGGTCGATAATGGCTAAGTACACCATGAAAGTTAAGGGCAAAGAAATCGGCCCTGCTGAGGTTTATGCTCCTCCGCATACGATGGAAGGCAAAAGCACTGAAGTTCAGACTTACATGAAACAAAAAACTGGGGCACAGATCGTAGACGAAATTAATATGTCTATCGGCGTGATTAGTAAAGGCAACTACGCTCCTATTAATCCTTATGGGGTTGGTGAGATGCGTGGTTACGGTGCCGCAACCAAAGGTCGCAAGATCAGCGGAAAAATGGGATGAACTATACGCAGTTAACCGCCGCAATTAAGTCGTACTCTGAGAACGATTTTCCACAAGCGGTGGGATCGGGCGGGCTTACGTCTGCCGAACAGATTGCTCGGTTTGTGCAAGAGGCTGAACAGAGGATCTACAACAGCGTTCAGTTTCCGGTTATCCGTAAGAACGTGACAGGAACAACAACTTCCGGCAATAAGTATTTGGCAACCCCCGTTGACTTCTTGGCGACCTACTCATTGGCTGTAATTGACCCGGTTACAACGGACTACGAGTACCTGTTGAACAAGGACGTTAACTTTATTAGGGCTGCGTATCCGAGCGCATCAGATTCTGGCGCACCGGCTTATTACGCATTATTTGACGAAAATACATTTATTTTGGGGCCTACTCCAGATGCAGCATATACGATGGAGTTGCATTACTACTATTACCCAGAGTCCATCGTCACTGCTGGAACAAGTTGGCTTGGTGATAATTTTGACTCCGTACTTCTTTATGGCTCTTTACTAGAAGCGGCGGCTTTTATGAAGTCGGATGCCGATGTAATTAAAAACTACACCGACAGGTACAACGAAGCCCTTCTACTGGCTAAACGGCTTGGTGATGGTATGGAGCGCAGCGATGCCTACAGGTCTGGTCAATATCGGATGCCGAATCTTCCTCAAAATACTGGAGTTCGGTAAATGGCCTTCCAAGGAAACTTTACTTGCGATGTATTTAAGACGGGTCTTTTAAATGCAGACTTTGATTTTGCAGTTGATACGATCAAGATTGCGCTTTATACAAACTCGGCTACTTTAAACGAGGACACAACGGCTTATACGACAACCGGCGAGGTAGTGGCTTCTGGGTATACGGCTGGTGGCAATACGCTGTCTCCGACGGTATCAATATCGAACAACGTGGCTTTTGTGACTTTTGCCAATACATCTTGGTCTGGAGCGTTTACAGCCCGTGGTGCGCTAATTTACAAAGCCGGTGCTAACGGGGCGATTTGCGTGTTGGACTTTGGATCAGACAAGACTTCTGTGACGACATTCCAAATTGAATTTCCACCCGCTACATTTAATAGCGCACTTATAAGGATCTCCTAATGTTCACTTCTTTTCACTCTGATCCACCAAAGGTTGTGATAGCCCCGATCATCCCGAAGGATGAGGTTTGGGTTGCAGCCGAAGAGTTTGAGATGAAGGGTGAGTTAAATGCTGGGCTGGATACGGTCTTGGCAAACGTCAGGCACAACACTCGACTTGGGTTCCAGCAGGTTCAGCCATACCCGACCAATAACATAGAGGTGATGCTGGTTGGCGGTGGGCCGTCAGTAAAGTCCCAGATCCCGCAGATCCGAAAACTCAGGGAGCAGGGCGTAAAACTCGTTTGCATGAATAACGCCTACCAATACTGTTTGGATCACGACATTAAACCATCGGCTTATATCATGGTGGATGCTCGTCCCTTTAACGTTCGATTTGTTGAAAACACCATCCCAGACTGCAAATACTTTATTGCGTCGCAATGTGACCCGTCGGTATTTGATGCTTTGTCAAAGGTTCGGGATCAGACCTACATTTGGCATACCAGCGCTGAAGAAATTCAGGAAGCGCTAAAAGAGGTTTACCCAAAATGTTACCCAGTCCCCGGTGGCTCGACAGTCTTGTTACGGGCCATACCTTTGTTTAGAATGTTGGGATTCAAACGTTTCCATGTTTTTGGGTGCGATTCGTGTCTAGAAGATGGGGCGCATCACGCTTATGAGCAGTCGGAAAATGACGATCAATTGGTCATGCCCGTGCGGGTAGGCGGCAAAGAGTTCAAATGTAACCCGTGGATGGTTTCTCAGGCCCGTGAGTTTATCGAGTTAGTTGGTTGTATGGGTGATGTAATGGAGTTGGAAATCTACGGCGGGTTGCTCCGTCAAATTTTGGAATCAGGCGCTCAACGTGCCGCTTTAGAGGAGATTTAAAATGGCTGCTTCAGCATGGCAACTTTACAATGATGGGAAACGTTACATTGGTAACGGCACCATCCAACTCGGTGTTAATAACTTCAAGATGGCGCTATTCCGTAGTGCCAGTAATGCGTCTACCTTCACCATTAGCACCTTTGCTTCTTTGACCAACGAGATCTCTGCTACTGGCGGATACGTCTCAGGCGGAAAAGCATTGGTTCCTGCTACGGGTCAATGGACGACTGGTGCATCGGCAAAGCAGATGAAGTTCACCTACTCGACAGTGGGTCTGACCTTTACGGCTTCCGGTGCTTCGCTGACTAACATTAAGTACGCTGTGATTTATAACTCAGCAGGAAAACTTCTGTGCTTTTGCCAACTCTCGTCTTCGCAGTTTACGGTAACTTCGCCTAATACTTTGACGATTTTGCCTGCTGCAACTGGCGTATTTACGCTGACCTAAAATGGCTTGGGGTTCCGGCACTTGGGGTAGTGGTGAATGGGGGGCTAATGTTGCCGCCCCTAGCGTTTGTCCTGTTGTTATTTCTGGACAAGCACCAGTAGTAGTCTCCTTAGTTTTTATTACGCCAAACGCTGGAAGTTTAAATTTAGTTGGTTCAGCACCTTCTTTAGTTTATGACTCAATTATCCCCGGAGAAGCCAGTCTTAACATTGTTGGATTTTCACCTGAAGTATTTAGAAACATAGATGCAGTTCCAGACGCTGGTGCGGTAGCAATAGCCGCAAACGAACCGGTCGTTGTTCAAGACGGTCGGATTACACCTTCAGTGGGGGCGGTGACAAGTGCAGGTGTGGCACCCACAGTATTAGATGGACGGGTTAGCTTCCCGTCTACAGGAACATTAAGTCTTGTTGGGTCTGCCCCGACTGTTTTGCAGTCTAAAGTAATTACTCCAGCAAGAGGTCAATTGACTTTAGTTGGGGTTTCACCGACCATACAAAATCCCAACTGGGTATCAATTAATGATTCACAAACCCCTAATTGGTTGCCGGTAGCGGCATAGGAGTATTAAATGACAATCAATCGTACAACCCTTCTGGATCTTCCTCTCCCGGTTACAGGAACAGAATCCGGTGTTTGGGGGGATGTAAC